CAAAGAAATTTAAATACACAAAAAGAAAAGCACGAAAACCAAAAAATAGAGCAGGATTTACACAAACGTAACCTGATTGAATTAAAGTTAAAAATAATTAAAAACAAAAAAAATGGATAGTTTAAAATTTAAACAAGAAAGGGCAACCATTATAGAAAACATGGAGGCTTTAGTGAGTCAGGCTAAAGAAGAAAAGCGTGACTTAACAGAAGATGAAACAAATCAATTTGATGGATTTGATTCAACAATTAAAGACCTAGACAAAAAAATTGAAAGGTCAGAAAGAATGGAGAAATTAAATGCAAGTATTGCATCTAAATCTACAAGTACAGTTTCAAAAGAACCTAAAGAAATAAGAGATTATTCTTTTCAAGAAGCTATGAAACAAGCGTATTCAGGAAGAATGGAAGGTCTTGTAAAAGAGATGGACCAAGAAGCTAGAAATGAAGCACGTTACACAGGACAATCTTTTAAAGGTATTGCAATTCCTTCATCAGTTTTAACAACTAGAGCAGCTGTTGCAACATCAGCAGGAAATGCAACTGAAGTAATGTCATGGACAGACCAACTAGAAAACAATTTAGTTCTTGCTAGTGCAGGTGCTAATTTTTATGGTGGTGTTAACAACATGAAATTTCCAGTTTTTTCTAGTATAAATTCAGGTTTCGTTGCGGAAACTGGTGGTTCTGCACCTGCTGCAAATGGAACGGCAAGTTCAATTACATTATCACCAAAGAAAATGATTTCTATTGTTAATGTATCTGCTGAAGCTATGGCGCAAAACTCAGGTCTTGAAGCTGCTTTAAGAAGAAACATGGCTGCTAATATTGCATCTACATTAGAAAGTGCATTATTACAATCTGATGGTGATGTTTCAAATGGTCCTGAATCAATCTTTAGAGATGCTGCAACAGGTCCAACTACTGATTTTACTGCTGCTGCTGCTGTTAGTATGGAACAAACATTGATTGCAAATGGTGTTCAATTACAAGGAGCAAGAATGGCGTATTTAATGGATTCTGATGCTTATGCTGCTGCAAAAACTGCTGCACAAGTTTCAAATGTTTCAGCTTTATATGATAATACAGATAAAACTGTAAACTCATATTTCTCATTTGTTTCAGGAAATGTTGCATCTGATGGAACTGCTGATAAAGCACACGTTTTATTTGGTGATTTCTCAAAATGTCACATTGCACAGTTTGGTGGTTTAGATATTTTATTTGACCCATATACAAACGCAGGAACTGGAGAAGCACGAATGGTTGTGACATCACTTGTTGATGGAAATGCGGTTCAAAATGATACTGCATTTGTTCAGTTATCTGAAGCATAATTAATATTATTTTATTTAAATAAGGGGGAAGGGTTTTTGCCCTTCCTTTTTATTTTTTAATACAAAAAAAGATAATGGCTAGACTAACCAAAACAACAACTGGAACTGAAATTTTAACAACTGCGGAAGCTAAAGCACATTTAAGAGTTACAAGTTCTGCGGAAGATACTTATATAGCAACCTTGATAAAAGTTGCACAATATTATGCAGAAAAATATTGTGGTGGTTCATTTACTGAATCAACTTATGAAATGACTATGGAAGCATGGAATGATGTGTTTGTTTCAAATGCAACTTTAGGAACAACATCTAATTTGTTAAAATCATATACATATCCTGTTGGTGGTTATTATTCGCCATATACAGGTTTAGCACAAATTGTTTTACCTAAAGCACCAGTAAGTTCAATTAGCCATATAAAATATTATGATTCTGATAATTCTTTACAAACTTGGTCATCTTCAAATTATAATGTTGTAAAACCTGAAAATCAAAAAGGGTTTGTTGAAGTTGCAGATGGAAAAGATTTTCCAAGTTTATATGCTAGGGCAGATGCAATTAAAATAACTTTTGTCAATGGTTATGGTTCAAGTGCATCAGACGTTCCAGAACCTATTAAACAAGCGGTCTTGTTAATTATTGGTGGCTTGTATGAAAAAAGAGAGGACACAGTAAAAAGAATGCCTACAACATCCGAATATTTATTAGAACCTTATAGAATTTTTGAATACTAATGAAAAAGGGTTTAGTAAAAGCAGGAGAATTAGATACTTATATAACTATCTATCAATTAACAAGAACTCAAGATTCTTATGGTGGGTATTCAAATAGTAGGTCAAGTTTAAAAAGTGTTTGGGCGAAAATAGTTCCACATAAAGGAACAGAAAAAGTTGAAGATGATACTATAACTGGAACATTGAAAGTTGCTTTTTTGGTTAGATGGGATGCAGATTTAGAATTAGATTCTGCAACTATTTCACCACAAAGAAAATTTCAAATTAATTATTTAAGTAAATATTGGGAATTAGATAGTACAGAATATAATGGTAGAGGAAAAGGAATTGTGTTTAATTGTTCATTTAAAGATGACGGAAGATTAGATTAATATGGCAAAATATGTTTCAAATAAATATGGTAGTGCAGGCGTTGGGGGTTCAATGGATATTGAAGGACTAGAAGAAGTACAAAAAGTTTTGAAAAACAGTATGGATGATGCTAAAAAAAGAAGAACATTATTAAAGGCTTTAAGATATGGTGCAGTTCCAACAAGAAAAGCAATGAAAACTGGAACGCCAATTAAAACTGGAAACTTGAAAGCATCTATTTCTACAATAACTGGAAAATCAGGGAGAGATGGCATTGGTGCAACATCAGTAACAGTTGGGGCGAAAGTTACAAAAAGAGGTGGAAGCAGAAGAAAAGGGCAAAAAAAATATATTAAAAATGATGGGTATTATATAGGATGGGTTGTAAAAGGACATAAAACAAGAGGTGGGGGAAAAACAAAAGCAAATGATTTTATTACACCTGCATTTAATTCAACAAAAGACATGGCAACAAACAGAATTGTTGACAAATTAATTAGAGATGTATTAGAGAAAAATTGGAAATGAGTTTATCAAAAGCTATATATAAAATATTATCTACTGAAACTGATTTGATTGCAGAAACATCAACACGAATATTTCCTTCGGTGATTCCACAGAATGTTGATTACCCTGCGTTAATGTATGAAATAAATTCTCAAGACCCTATTTATGTAAAAGACCGAAGGCATACAAAAACAGAAGCACACATTGTTATTGGTGTGCATGGAAAAACATATGCTGATGTTCAAAATGTTTCAGAAATTGTGATTGCTACTTTAGAAAAATATAAAGATGCTACTGATTTTGCAAACCCTGAAACTGGAATTTCAGGAACACCAGACACTGGGGGGTGTTCTATTGTTGAGGGCTATTGGATTCAAGAAATATTTTTTGATAATAGCTTTGATTTGTTTGATGAAAAATTAAGAGTGTTTGAAAAGTATATTGAATTTGATGTTCGCTTTTTAAACAATCCTTCATCAATGGGTGCTTATGGTTGGTTTCCAGTTGACATAAAAGGATTAATGAGTACAAGCGAAACTGCAAGCCCACCAACACCACCAACAAGTAATTCAGATAAAGTTAGATTGTGGTATGATGGAAGTGGTGCAACAACATTAAATGTTTCATCAGGTGATTCTTCTGCACCTTATTATAATACAGATGGATATTTAAAATTCCAAGAAGCAGATGGTTCTGGTGCTAGTATTGGTTCTGCATCAGCTATTGAATTTACAAATGGTTGCACATTATTTTTTGTGTTTCAAGAAGATGTAACTGCATCAGATTTTTATTTGTATTTAACATCAGAAGGAAGTAGTGGAAGTAAGAACCAAATTTATTTTAGAAGGGAAAGCACCGCTTCGCAGAGTTTTATATACATTAGATTAAATGGAACACAAAAACTTTTAAAAGGTGGTATTTCTACACCTGATTTTTCAAATAAATGTTATTTAGCTATTTCATGGGGAAATTCAAGTGATGAAACTGGCGAATGGGAATTAATCGACCCTAATGATTCCACATATTTTAACAAAAATTTTTACAATTCATATAGTCAATCAAGTGGTGGAAATTTTAAATTTCAAAATTTTGGAATTGGTGCAGATGGAACGGACAGTTCATTGCGATTATATGAATCCGTCATATTCAATAAAAAACTAACTTTT